TGATCACAGATGTTTTTTCCTGTAGTCCTCTACTGCGGCTTTGATCGCATCTTCAGCAAGTATGGAGCAATGGATCTTAACCGGCGGGAGAGCAAGTTCCTCCGCAATCTCAGAGTTCTTAATCGCGCCTGCTTGCTCCAGCGTTTTACCCTTGACCCACTCGGTAACGAGGCTCGACGACGCAATAGCCGATCCGCAACCGTAAGTTTTAAATTTTGCATCTGTGATAATTCCATCTTCTACCTTGATCTGTAGGCGCATTACATCTCCGCAAGCCGGGGCACCAACTACACCTGTGCCCACAGTATCATCTGCATCCAACTTGCCCACGTTGCGTGGATTTTCATAATGATCAATTACTTTTTCTGAATAGGCCATTCTATACTCCTTTGTATATTATAACATGTTGCTTGGGTATTTACAACCGTTTTGTTTATTGACGACGCTTTAAGGCTGCTTTGGCATTTGAATCTACCACGGCCCTGGCTTGATCCACGCTCATGCCAGTGGTGGCCTCGGTATTGCCTTTGAATCGCAACACTCCAGAATTAGGATCCATTGGCTCTAATAGATTTTTGAGAGGATCCCGACTGATTAAATCTGCTAGATTGGTATTTGTCACATTCACTCCGAGGCTCTGCGCCAGATCAATAAAAGCAGACTGACTGATCTGGGCCTGAGCATTTTCATCGTTGGCACGATCTTTAAGAAAGGTGGTCAAGGCCAACAGTTGGTCCGGACTACCTGCAGAACTGTCCTGTGCAAATTCACGAATCAGCATTATCGGCGGCCGCGTCCTAAACTGGTGGCTAGATCGTCAGAGTCTTTTTCATCATCTACTTCGATGTCGGTTTCGACTTCCTCTTCGCCTGGTGGGGGCAACTCTGCAGGCAATTCGGCATCCATGTCAACATCGGGTGCCATGTCGGCACCGGGCACTGTGGGAGCCTGTCCTGTAACTACACCCAGAGCAGATTCCAACTGTGTTTTTGCACCTTGTAGATTTTGCAGGAGACCGGCCAAGGCCGCTGTGGCATCGGTGTTGAACTGCATGGCTTGATCCACACCAACTTCGTTCTTGATTTGATCTACCAGAGCTGGCAGATCTTTAAACTGCATGGCACTGACTTGTTCACTCATTTTTTGCACTTGATCAACCATGTCCTGGCTGGCCAACACTACCTGTGCCTGTTGCACTTCGCTAGCTTCGTGTAGACTACGATACAAACGATTTTCCATCATGTTTTTTTCTTTTTGAATCTGAGATTTTCTAGCTGTGAGATCCTTTAGTTGCTGATCAATCTGTTTGTTTTCGTCATCCAACTGGCGTTGTTTTTGCTGACGTTGCAAAGTCATGGCAGCTGCCTGCTGTTGAGGATTTTGTTGAGGAGCCATTGAAGTTGCCGCAGAGGACAGGGCCTGTTCCATGACTACCAATTTCAAATAAGCAGGATTTTGTTCACTCTTGTGAAATTCTGTAGTACGGCGATGTTCAGCAATAAGAGTACGCACACGCTTGAGCATGTTGCGGGCTTGATTTGGTTTTATATTTTCAAAATCTATGCCTGGGCCAAAGTAACTTTCAAATACTTTAGCGGCTTGTTTTGTTGGGTTGGCCACGGCCAATTCGTTGAGTTTCATTGTTAAATCCTCGTTGTTGACAGTATTTAGCCCAGCCAATACATTTGGCCAGTTGATTTTCTACTTGTTTTCTGCGTATGATTTTGGTTTCCAGTTTGGTACCTATCGGGTCTCTGAATTCCCACCGACGGCTACGTTCAGCTATGGCAGATCTTACGGCTATGTCGTTGTTAAGTGCTGTGAGTTTGCTATCTAGTTCTTTAAGTTCACGTGCCAAATTATAAGCTTGATTTTTGTCAGCTATGCACCAGCTGAGTGCGCTGCGAGTAGATCCAAAAACACCCACATCTGTGGCAGCACAAAATACTCGAAACTGAGCAGATTCCGGAACAATTCTGTAGTGCCCAAATACCTGATACACACCGTCATCTGTTTTCCAAATCATATTGGGCACAAGGTCGCGGAATTCCTGGCGAAATATACGCTCTATTTCTTGTTCTTGAATCATTTTAGCACGTAATTTGTGACAAGATATAAGGTGGCAGCAATCAGGGCGCCGATAATACCCACACCCCACCCAATGAGTTGATCGGTACGTTTTTAGCTCATGCGGTGCACCATGTCATGCACTTCGCGCAACAGGGTTTCCAGATGGTTGATCTTGCCTTCTACATGCTCAAAGCGGCTTTCCAGCTGAGTGTAACGCTCAGCACACAGTTCCACGTGTGCCTCTAGGCTTTTCTTTTCAATTTCGGTGGCTTCACTCATAATGTATTATTTATGGTGACACTGCAAACCAAATGTTTTGTTCGGGACCTTCGGTCTTTAACACAGGAATCAAATCACGTCGATTGTCAAGATCCAGCACCATTGGCACACCTGCGGCATCTGTGCGCAGAATCTGCGTGGGATCTGAATCTGGTCCAAATACTCCAGAGATTTCTGTTTCAAATTCAAACATCCAACAGGTTCCGGATTTGTCTCGTCTTGGTTTGGTCATGTCAAACAACTGAGTTCTAAGTCCCAAGATCTGTGTGAGTGTTTCCCAGTTTCGTTGTTGATTACGACTGCGATTCCAAGATTCTTGGTCGTGTATGAGTTGTCCGGCAAGATCCGTAAATGGCATACGAGTAGTCTTGAAGTGCCCAGTTATGCCCGTGGCTGTGATATCAAACAGAGTCTGGCAGGCAAATTTCATGGATTTTTGCGTCCTAGTTCATACAAGATTTCTACCTGTTGGCACAGGCGATCCAGTTCGGCGTTGTCTCGTCGGGCTTGAAAAATATCTACCCAACGTTTTTGACTTTCTAATTCAACCAATTCGCGTTGCAGATCTGGGTCTTTCCAGTGCAGTGTTTTATCCGTGTTGCCAGGACTGCGAGCGTATACCGTGCGTCCACCATCTGGGCTTTCAAATATGGTAACTTCTGTGATTTTGCTGACCATCATTACAGTATTTAATTGATTGCAACACAGCGTAAATTAAAGTCAACAAAAAACCCGCACAGGGCGGGTTTTTGTTATCAATTTAAAATTGATTAAGATGTAGCAAGTTTGAAACCAACAGAAGCAGCAGAGTTTAACTGATAGCCTGTGTAGGTAATGTTGGCAGCGGCCAAGAACAATGCGGAATCTGTTGTTGTTGGAGGATTTGCTGCGCTGTTACCAAATGCGCCTGTTGGGAAAATGCCAAAGCTGATCTGAGCACCGTCAACTTGATATACGGCAACCGTACATGTCTGCTGAATTGCTTGGATCACGTTGGAAACGTACTCATTTACGTCTTGTTGTGTAGCAACAGAAGTGTTAGCTGTAACGCTGTAAAAGTCTAACTTGGGGCCTGCAAAGTTTACAGGTGTGCCTGCTGTAGCAGCGTTTGCTGCAACTGGGTTGCGAACGTCGGTTGCGAATACTGGTTGTGCGCCACCAGATACGGGTATAATATAAGCCATTTTGATTCTCCTTAGTATATGGACTCGAGGTCCTACTAATATTTACCTTTTGGGCAAAAAATTCAGAGTTAGGTGGCCAAATTTGGGTTGTTTAAGATACGATTGCCGGCGCTGAATCCAAACCTATTGACCAGTTTTGCACGGCCTGCAGGTGTGGCCAAAACCCAGCCCTCTTGCCCGGGTTGCTGGCGATCCAACTGTTCCAGCATGTCAGTTTTGATTTCGTGCAACAACAAGAATGCCGTAAACGCAGCACTGATACCGTCCATGTTGCTACGGGGACTTTGTAGGTATTCTATAATGTTGGCAAATTTTCTAGGAGTCACATTGTTTTTTAACCAGGCACCAAAGTCTGGCAACAGATTATCATAATTGCTCATGATTCTACTATTGATATAGCGTTTGCACAACTGAGGCAAATCGGTAATCCCGGCAGCTCGCAATTCACCAGGATCGAGCAGACCATCTATGGCCTGTGCATTTTGATTGACCACCTGTTTGAGCTGTTGTATCAATTTTTTGTCGGGCACCACATTCTTGATGTCCTTGACTGTGGGTTCGATAATCAATAGGCCAGGCACAGGTTCAAGATTCACATGGTGAATAGGCTCCGCGGGTGCATCCACTGTTTTATATCTGGTGTGCGCAGCAATGCCTACCTCACTGGCACCGATACGTTCGCCCAGTTTACTGGTGGCCGGTATCTTGTATTCTACAAAATTGGGTTTAAACACATATGCACCAGCAACTTCGGGTGGAGTTTCTGTATACAACAGATCTCCTTGTATATAGCCACGAAAGTTTTCTGGAGTGGCAGCACGCAACAAAGGAAACAATTTCTGATAAATTGCAACAAGAGCGCCACGCTCGCCGCCACGCTGACTCATGATTCCGGCAATCTGATCAGGACTGGTTGCTAGGCCATCATAGCCCTTGGCTCCAAATCCGCTCTTGTCTGTAAGTACAAATTCGCCGGTGGGTTTGCGGCCCCATACAATGGCTGGTTTGCCATCCCACTTGACTGTTGTGGTCTTTTTGGTATCTTCGGCAGCATGCTGAATGATTTCTAAAGCTTCACGTACACCACGTGTGCCGCGTTCAAATACCAGATCTTCAATGTGTTCTATTCTGGCACCAGCACCTTCAAATATGGGTTGCATGCCTTGATTCACAATACGATCACGCAGGCGTGCTAAAAAATTCACGTCTGACACCGGTTGATACAGTTGAGCACTTTCTAGGAATGGCAGGCCTTCGCGCTTCATATGTTCACGAAAGTCAGCCAGCTTGGCATCACGGGCAGGATCATTTTCCAAGGCGGCCAATATGTTTTCTACCGACGCAAGACTATCACGTGTGGCCGATCGGTTCAACAACATCTTGGCCACAGTGTCTGGATCATCTGAGATGATTTTATTAGTTGTGCGGTCGGCAATACCGGCAATTTGATTCAGTTTGTAGCCCATGCTTTTGGCTATTGAATTCATCAGCACGTTGCGTTCACGTCCCTTGTAGGCACTGTCGGCTGGCATGGCACCCAACACAAACTTTGACCAAGGTACATTGTTCAAAAACATAAAGTCTGTTTGTACAAATCCCTGATCCGGATGACCATTTATGGGTGTTTTGAAATGCACAGCAGTTCCACTTTTACGCACCCAATCTTCTGGTTTGAATCCATGACTCTGTGCCCATCTTGTCAGCTGTGCTACCATTTGTTCTTTGGTGACCTGTGCGGTGTCTACAGCAATATCTAAATCGCCACTTGTGGCCTTGATACCAGTTGATCCTAGCGTGTTGTTTTGTAGATCCAGCCCGGGCACAAGTTCTTCTAGCCAGGCCAGAGTGCTTTTGACATCAGTCTGATTGATACGCTGTGTGACAGCACGGCCATCGGCGTCCTTGAACACATTGCCGCCTTCATATAGTTGCATTAGCCGCCTGCCCGAGCAAGTTGTTGGTCAAAAAAGTCCTGGGTGGGTCCATCAAGAACACGTCCAGTTTTTTGATTGGCCCATTCGCCTGTGTCATTCTGCGCATAAACAACATTTCTAAATTCAATCACTGCAGGAGTAGTACTGATGATTTTTACACCGTCGGCATCAACGCTTTGCTGGCTGGCCGCGGCCTGCTGAACCAGCTTGAGAAACAGTTGTGTGACCTGTCGCGGGTTGTCCGCAACGGCAATTATTTGATCCATAACATCTCGAATTTCCCGCTGGTTGATTGCAGAACTAAGTCGTTGTCCTGACAGTAGATTTTTTTGTACAAATGCTTCAAGTGCTTGTTTATATAACGCGGCATATCTTTGTGGATCTGGTGTGGCCGCTTTGAGATTTTCGGTATAGGCATTCCAGGCCCGGGCGGCCTTGGCAGCAATCTGCGCAATGCCCGAGGTGCCGGCTGCAGTTTGATATGCACCCCCGACTGCCTTTAAGGGATTGGTCACAGCAGAACCAGCACGTCCCAATGCGGCTACACCGCTGCCAACTGCACCGGCTGCCTTTTTGGCAAGATCCAATAGACCTTCATCTAGCTGTTTGTTCTGTGTTATTTCATGTATTTGCATCGGTTCGTCTCACTGAGCGGGTAAATTTAGCTGGATCGCGTTGATTAATAGCATTCAATAGCTTTCTTTTGAGATTCTCTGCTTGATCTGCCGTATAGGTTTGATCAATCTGCTCCAACAAGCGTATGGCCGACGCTATCACATTACTAGCACGGGTTTCAATGACATGGCGCGAATCGCGCTCGATGTACATGGCATCTAATTCTTCTAGTAGGCTACGTGTTTTTTTCTGCATTTTATGCCAGGACCTTTTTATTATTTATCGGATAGATATTCAGATTTAATCTAATCAACGACTATATTGTTGCGCCAGATTTAATAATAAGAGTTTAGTTGGTACTTGATCAATGTTGTTTATTGACCATGCCCTATTTTGCGGTGTAAGACCATTGGCTAGTTCATATTTGTGTATGCAATAAGAGAAAAACCACGGGTTTTTCATTAATAATTCATCAGTGACTACATCTACTATATCCAACATACTGACAGTATCTTGATCTAAATCCAAAGTTAATTGTAATTCTTTGTATGTTTTTCTAATTTTTTCTCGGCCTTCGTCAAACTCAATTTGAAAATATCTAGAAAGAATATCACTCAAATAGTCACGATCTAATAGTTGATCAAACTCAATTATGGTTGGATAGCAGTTGGTTTGTATATCCTGTGTAATTAAATTGTGGTATTCAACTATGTTGTAGTAACATCTATCGTGCCAGTATACTGGATTAGTGTGCCAATTATCTAATATCTCATGAGAATATTCTTCTGTTATTAACTTTTTCATAAAGTTATTGTAGACTGTTGTGTAGATTTGTTTGGTGGGCAAAATTCGCAATACCAAATCAAAGTCTGCTGTGTGTTTTTCGTAATTGTTGTTGTGAGTTAACGTAATATTGCTTGCTTGATAATGTTCGGGCATCCTGAACCCAACATTTGTTAAATCGTTATTTAAAATAATAGATTTTAAATAGTGTCCGCTTTGCCCTTCTCGAAATACTATAACTGTGTTCATGGTCGTGGAGTAATTACCCATAGCTGTGGATTAATAATTTTTATGTTTAAATCAACTCGATCCTTTACCAAAGATTCTAACGTAAATTTTAAATGATTATGCTGTATAAAGATAGTATCAAAGTTTAATACTGTTGTTGATTTGACCCATAAATTTAAAAAATCCACAAACTGATCTACAGTAATATATTTTAAAAACCAAGGAAATTTTAATACTACCATTTGATCAGTGGGAATGTATGTTGGCCTGTGTGTTAGAATATCGGGCTCAACATAACACTCTGGAAAGTATTTTTTAGACAATGGCTCACTTTCTAAGCAGGTTGTCTTGATATTGAATTCTTGAAAATACCAACCTGCGCAATCAACAGCTACTAGTTTAGTGTCTTTAACATTGTCTAAAATCCACTGGTCTGTCAAATCGAGTTGGTAAGGAATTCCGCGACGGGTCTTTCGCCATTTTTCAACAGCCGGGCGAGACAAATGATACAGTCTAAATTGTTGAATTAGACGTATTTGACCATGATCCGTGCTGTAACCAGATACTATTTGCATAATCCGTAACAGTCCATTGGATGGGCTGCAACCATATGGTTGCCATCAACTTGATCAAATGTATGCAATCTTTGAAACTTAACATTACAGCAGTTCATGATAACGTCTAGACTACTATCAATTCTGTCAGGCAATGCAATATTTAAATCGTGTCTGACAACTTGGTACCGATTGATTGCTACATAAGCATAGTCGCATTCATTTATTAATTGCTTTATAGTGGTCACCAATGACTGCGTAGTGTGTTGACCCAACGTTGCTCCAAATATTATTATACCGTTATAATCAGTATTGTTGATACTGATATGTTTTTGGCATATTTCTTTAAATTTACTGTTGGGTGCTACCCAGCGCCACACTACATTAGAATATGTTTTTACAAAATTTAACATCACTGATTCTTGTTCTAATATTGTATCTGCGCCGGAAAGATTTTTAAATCCATTTAATTGTTGATCTCTCCAGAGATTATTATTGATAATCATGACTGCTTAATTTGTCCTAACAATTGTTTTAGTTTGGCACTTTGTACATCGGCAGTAATTTTACCCGTATCTTCTCTTTCTGCAGAGTTGGCAGTTTCATTTGCGTTGATCATTGTGCTCTTGGCTTTTATACTGTCTAGCAAGTTGCCTTTGCCAAATGCATTAACCGGGCCTGCTTCTTCACCCGGATCTGTGATACGCATGGTTTCAATGTTGTAATCCAGATCAATCTTTTGTCCTACACCTGTACTACTGCGTGACTTCATACACTGTATCTGATACTTGCCACGCTCACGCATGGCTCTGCTGGTAAAGATACCAAACACGTTGTCGGCTGTGTTGATTTTACTGATACCACCTGAAATATGGCTATGGTCGAATTCAATTTCTTCCACCGCCGATCTATTCAACTGACTTGCTGTCACAAACAACACATTGAGTTCTTTGGCCAA